ACCACCGTGCCATCCTTGAAGGGAAGGTGCTGTACTTGATGACCCTGCGCACCATCGGGCTATAGCGCCCAATCTTGTCTTCAAAGTGCTGCGCGATTGGTTCAAGGTCATCAGGCAAGTCAATCGTTGCCCGTATGGTGATGACTTCCCCAATGATGCCAGGCAGAACTTCATCAATGTAGGTGTACAGCTCCTGCGTTTCCCACCCGGTGTCCATGAAGACGGCACGATAGTCAAGCCCCTGCTCTTTCAAGTGCAGGCACATCGCGGTGCTGTCTTTGCCCCCACTGACTGATGCAATGATTGGCAGCATGTCACAGGCTCCTATCAGGTGGCAATCCAGGTGCTTCAGGCAGAACACCTGCAGGAGCTGGTGCTCCTGCCTCCATCGGTGCTGCCTGAGGCTCAGGTGGTGGTGGTTCAATCACATTGAAATCCTCAGGGAAATCAAATGCCCTGATGATCTCTGCACGCAGCTTCTCAGGTGACACACCCAGCTGCAGCAGCAGCCCGGCCTGGGTGACCAGCGCCTGCTGCTTTGTCAGGTCACTCATCGGAGTGCTGCCAGCATCCACTGCCCAGTACTCGAAATCACCAGTGAGATCATCTGCACTGAGCATCGTGGGGCCGATTGGATTGGGCAGGCTCAGTGGCTCAGCTTCATCGCCCAGCATCACGCTCAGCATGATATTGTACGTTCTTGCTGCATTACTGATAACTGCATCACGTATGCGTGCCATCCGGCCTATGTCTGATGAGGAATAAGCAGCTAGCAGGCGATTCTCAGTGGCTGTGATGCCTGTGGCCTCACCACGGGTGAACGGCCCCAGCACGCCTGAATCATTGATATCCTGCAGCACCTGCGCAGCATACAGCGACACATCAGCAGGGATGGGCGGGTTTGGCACTGGCACGATCTCAGCAGCGATGCTGGTGCCAGGTGGTGCATCCACCTCGATAAATTCTCCATCCAGACCCTGTGCCATTTTGGATGCAGCTGATTCTGAGAGGAACCCCTCACGCACAAGCCACTGGCGCGCCATCCTGCGGACACCCTGGCTTTGGTACGTGCGCATGACATTTGCTTCTCGTAGCTGGTCACGGATGCGTGCCAGCAGGGCATAGCCACGCAGGGGTATCTCAGGATCCCGTGAGAAATACAAGGGGATGATGGGCACCACTGGCCTACCACTGGCGCTCTTATATGGGATCCCACTGGTTACGTGCTCTGTCTCCTGCACGATCTCATCCAGTCCAGTATCAGTGCCTGCAGAGGGATCGAGCGCACCCACCTGCACCTTTACACCAGTGAAAAGGAATCTGTCGCCATCTTTGTAGTCAGGTGACCACACCAGGAGCTCATCAGCCTGCAGGTCGTACATCTCCACCACGCGCACCCAGCGCCCATCATCTGTGACGGCCTGCCCATAGTCGGACTGCAGCGGGCTCACTTCCTGGCTGGTCTGGTCAATCCAGGATGTGTACTCACGTGCAGCAAAACCATCACGGCGTTTGTTGTAGCGCACAGCTGCCTCATCCAGTGGCATGAGGTACACATGCCCCACATATCGCTGTGCCTCCCAGCTGCTGGCCGTGGCATCCAGAATCACCTCCCACGGAGGGACTGCTGCAGTGCTCACGCGTTTGAGAGGATCGACATTTGCCACGGGTGCCAACTTGAGAAAAGCGCAGGGAAAGCACAATGCGAGGCGTGTGGCATCCTCGATTTGCTCACGTGCGTTGAGCAGATAGCGGTTGGCCGTTGCTTGGCTGACTTCGGGGTTGCCCCTGCCTCGAATGTCAGGGCCGACAATCACTGCGGGATTCTTGGAATATAGGGACCCAAGGTAACTTTCAACGACAGCGAAGGCTTTTGGGAGCTCAGTGCGCAGCACCTGGCTCATGTCGCCGTATGGGATGGACTGGCGCTCTACCCAGTACCGCGTCATGTAGAAAGATTTCAGCTCACGCAGCTCTGCACGCTGGTCGTCCCAGTAGGCATCATGCTGTGCCAGGATCCGCTGTATTTCCTCTGCTTTCATATCTATGCCCCTGCTCAGAATGGTAGCCCACTGCTGCTGATGCGTCGTGCCTTTGCTTTATCTATCAGGCTCTCAGCCCGCACACGTGTCGCCCTGTGTCCCTCAGTCCGCCAGCTTGGCGGTACATCTGCCAGTGCACGATACGCCAAAGCGCACGCCATTGCCATATCATCGTGCTGGGTGGGTGGTGCCTGTGGTGTGGCTTTACCCTCAGGCAGTGTCAGGCTGCGCAGCTCAAGCCACATCGCTCTGTCCATGCGTGTGATCACTTCTAAATGATCGCGCAAGACTGAAAGAGCATTCAGCTTGCTCTGCATGGTGGTAGTCCACGGCCTGCCTGTGCGTGGATCTCGCCACAGGGTGCGGTATCCACAGTGCTCGATTTCCAGCAGCAGTGCGTGCCCGTGGTTGTTGCTCTCAGCCAAAATCAGCGCCTGATTGTACCGGGTAGCCACGCGCACCACCTCATGTGCCCACTCACGCGGTGTGAGTTTGTTGCTGCGCTGCACGTACACAGGCTGCAGGGTGCCCACTGACACCACCACCAGTGCTGAGTAGTCACCACCCACACCACCACCCACATCCACACCCATCACGTACCTATCCATGTGGTGCGGTGCTTCCAGCTGGCGCTGCGCACCCACTGCATCCACAGGCTCAATACGCTGCATGATGGCAGGGTCAAACCAGGCCCCGCTCAGGCGAAGCATGCAGTCCTCTAAATCGCCAGGGTACTCAATGCGGAAATTGTCCAGACCCAGCTGCAGGATCTTGCGCCTGCGCCAGTACAGCTGAGGAATGCTCAGCCCGTATTTCTCCTGCTCCTGCTGCTCTTCCTTTGTGAGCGATGCAGGGAAATCATCAGGCCACGTGTCGTCCTGGTATGCAGGGTGCTCATGCCAATACATGCTGATGAGGTGCCACCCATTGTCCGGTGCACCGCGCACTATCTGGCTAAATCGATCATTTGGATTCTGTGCAGTGCTCTCGATGATGAGCAGACCCTGGTCACCCACTGCAGCGTCCGTTTGTTTGAGCACTTCATCCTGATTGGGTGCATATGCAAATTCGGACACCACAGCAGCGATGGGCTGGAAAGAGCGTAGCCCCGTCTTTGACCGTGTGGTGAACGCTTTAATGGAGGCTCCCGTATCATCCAGCACCAGCTCACCTGCATTGCCAATGCGTAGCGGTCGCCTGAGCTGCGCAGGGAGCTCATCCAGCCACCTCCTATGCTCACGCAGCAGGACTGCAGCAGAGTCTGCACGCATGGATACCAGGGCACACATGGCTGCATGCGGTGTGGTGACTGCCAGGTGCTGCAGCACCATCTTGCACCCAGTGGTGGCTGCTACCTGCCTCGCTTTGATGATGCAGATGCGTTTGTGCCCGTCTTTCACAGCCTGGAAAATCTTCTGCTGCATGGGCAGTGGCTGGAAAGGGATTGGCTGTTTTGTATCTTTGTCCGCCACTTTGTGCAGCAGAGCAAAGTGGCTCACATCGCTCAGCACGTGGCTCAGCTTTCCGTGCAGCAGCTGGGGCACAGTGGCCGGAATAAAAACCGTCAAGGTGTGGCCTTATCCAGCAGCCACTGCAGGTCTGCTGCCAGGTGGCGCACGAGCTCGTGCCTCACATCAGTGCACTGCAGGCGCAGCACTGCCAGACTCACAGTGATCTGTGCCACGTGCTCAATCGTGGTGGTGTCAATGGTGGCAGTGGGCTGGATGAGTGGCTGCTGCTGCGCTGTGACGGGTGCAGGCTCCTCACGCATGCCAGGTGCACGCCTGATGGATTTGTGATGCCTGAGCACAGCATCACGGGGGATGAGCCATGCGCCTGAGCTATCGCGCCACCCTTTGATCTTGCCTTTGCTCAGCCAGGTCTGGATGGCCTTGTGTGTGCGGCCTGTCAGGCTGGATGCCTCTGCCACGGTGATGAGTGGATGTGTTTCCATAGTGCGGGCTCCTCTGTGTGTGTCAGTCCAGGTGTACGGTGACACCTATGCGTGAGGCTGTGCGCTTTGCCTCGTCCAAGCTGGATGCCTCACCAGCACCGATGGGCTCACCCTCATCAGTGCCACGGCGCACAATCCATACCCAGCTGCCTGGGCATCGCATGTGCACTGCGCGGTGTGTGGTCTGTGTCTGCTGCATCCACACACCGCGATCATAGATCCATTTTAGGCTGCTATTCATCGCCAGGCCCCGGTATCAGGCTCAGGACTGCTGCCAGCTCTTCAAATCCCTGGCTGCTGGCACCCTGCTCATCTGCCTGCTCAGGCGTGCCGTGCTGCAGGTGTCCACGCTCGAGCATCGTCCACTGGCGCAGCACCGTTTCCAACCATGCAGGCGCATCTTCCCCGTCT